ATGAAAGACGAGTTAAGCGAAATGCTAATATCCACGTTTGCATTTATTGGGATGCTTGCATTACTGGTACTGTTAAGACTGGTTATTTTGGGATATTAAGCAGAGGTGTATTAAAGCAAACTTTAAAGTACATAAAATAGATTTTGCTTAGAATCTATTTTATGATTCTAAGTAAAATAAATTCGATACTTTTTAACCAGAGGGCAGAGAAATCTGCTCTCTTTTCATTTATGCGAGGGCAACACATTGGACACAGTAATAGTAAGTAGTCTCATCTCAGCGTTCTCTGCAATTGTGGTGTGTATCATCACATCCATCTTCAATAACAAACTCATTGCCTATCGCATACAAGAACTAGAAAAGAAGATGGACAAGCACAACGGAGTGATCGAGAGAGTCTACACACTTGAGAGAGAAGTCGCAGTTATTAACGAACGGTTGTCAGAGGATGACGGAAAGTGAGGAATCATGTTTAAGATGAGCAACGAAACCTATGATTTGCTTGTATGGGTAACTCAGTTACTCTTACCTGCATTAGGAACACTGTATTTTGCGCTCTCTGCTATCTGGGGGTTTCCTTACGGAGAGCAGATTGTCGGCACGATCACTGCGATTGATGCGTTTCTGGGAACTATCCTCAAGATCTCCAATGATGAGTACAAGAAAGAGGGTGGTAATCAGTGAGTAAGATAACCATATGGATTCCATCCATGCCTCAGAAATCCTACGCATACCGCAGAGGTGACTGTCAGGTCATCCACGATGATAACAAAAACTGTATCATCATTGACGGTGGAGAGGATTATCTCTGCGATCAGGCTATTCGATACTGCAAGAATCACGGAATCAGTCATATAACCTATATCCTCTCTCATTGGCACTACGACCACGACAGAGGAATGAAACTGCTTTTGGATTCTTCCATCATCGTTGACAAGATCTACTGCCCGCCGCCGTCAGACCTCACGAAACTCAGAGACTCTGATGCAAGGGACGATTATTCAAGGGCAAAGGGACGGATCGGACAGGCAGAGGGACTGAAAAAGTCTATCGTCTATCCACCTGCGGACAAGAACATACGAATCAAGGTCGGCACGATCATCTGTGACATTTGGAGACGGAGTGTAAGACCGTCCGAAAATGTTGATTATCAGGTCAACAACACCTCACTCGTTTGTTACTTCCCTGAACTCTACTACATGACCTCTGGGGACACGATCAACGCAGTAAACTCTTACCTCGCTAACAAATTCGGTACTATCAAAGTGTTCAAGATCCCTCATCACGGGAACGCTTGCACAACCGAAGCAACAAACCGGTTCGCAGAGTTGGGCGCTGAACTGTGTTGGTACAACCACGCAGAGGCATACGGAACAAGTATCGGTGGAGATGAATTTTCCCACTGGGGTGCGCTCTACTGCAAGAAAAAAGGATTCGTTTGCTTAAGACCTTTCCACGAGATTACAATGACCGCTGCCAACAAGAAGTTGACAGTATCGCAGAACGGTTCGAAATGGACATACGATATCCCTTATACCGGAGTCACCTATGAAGGATGGCTCAAGGGCACGAAAGGGATGTGGTATCAGTATGCAGATGGAACTTGGCCCACAGGATGGGCGTTCCTCAAGACACAGGACGGCAAGAGTGAAGCGTGGCATCTGTTTGACGCTGATGGATGGCTTCTCTATGGTTGGCAGAAGGTCTCTGGATATTGGTATTTCTTGAACGAGAAGACCGGAGCAATGCAGACAGGATGGCTCAACCGTGCAGGTCTGTTCTATCTTGAACCAGTGAGCGGAAAGAATCAGGGTCATGCCTACATGAATGAAACCGCAGTGATTGACGGCAAGACCTATGTGTTCGATGCAAACTGCTATGCGAAACTGGTAAGCGGTACGACTGTTCCTTCGGGAAGACCGGACATCAAACAGAATCCTTATTTCAAAGGGTACAACATCTCGAAACGCACTGATCCAATCATGTACATCGTCATCCACTATGTGGGTGCGGAAGGCACTGCACTTGAAAACATGAAATACTTCTCATCAGCGAACAGGTCGGCATCAGCTGACTTTTTTGTTGGGCATAATGGGGAGATCTACCAGTACAATCCAAACCTCAAAGGACAGTATTCGTGGCATTGTGGAGGCGGACGGCAGTCATCAAGAGGAGGATCTCTGTTTGGCAAATGCAAGAATGCAAATTCCATTGGCATCGAACTGTGTTGCAAGAAGGTCAACGGTGTTTGGCACTTCAGCAGTGAGACGGTCAAGAGCGCTGCTACACTTGCCAAATACCTGATGGAGGAGTACGGTGTACCTGCAAGCCGAGTCTGTAGGCACTTCGATGTCAACGGTAAGTACTGCCCGAACGTGCCGAACTGGTTAGAACCTTCGAGCGAGTGGGATATGTTCAAGGCATCTCTCACAGGGACGGTCAACCAGATCTATCGAGTGAGAAAGTCATGGACTGATTCCAAGAGTCAGTTGGGAGCATTCAAGTCACTTGCGAACGCAAAGGAACTGGCAGAGAAGTACGAAGGCTATTATGTCTTCGACTCAAACGGCAATAAGATGTGAGAAAGAAGTCACTGATATCACACTTTTTTCATGGGGCATGGTCTAACGATCGTGCCTCTTTTTTATTGCTCAGAAACCTTAGAAACGTAGTCAGTAACAGGACACCACAGGTCGGTGATGTCCATTTAGAGACTACATATATTCGACAAAAAAAGAACCGTCTTTTGGTGTAATACTCTTCACCACACTTCTCCACAGTCTTCTTTTCTGTTCTTTGGTCAGCGTCCAATAAATCTCATACACATTCAGCTTCAAAAGTTCTTCAATCTGCTCCACGTTTGTTTCTGTGGGTTTCTCCAAGTTTCTCAACTGGTTTCTGTAGGTTTCTAGGTCTTTCTTGTACTCGTTCAGATCAATGAGGTCGTTCAAATACAACTCCTTCAATCTGTCCATCTTGTGGGTGATGGTTTTTATCTTCTGAGAGTTGTCCACCTTCTTCACCGACTTGAGTTCGAGGTATCTTTTTTCCAAATCTTCCTTGTAACTTTCTATCAGGAATCTCTCTACCTGGCTCTCATATATGACATGATTATTCCCACACTGTCCCATTGGATGGTAACGGCACGAATACCTTTGATATTTGTGCTTGTATGTCGATGCCGTAAGTTTTTTACGGCACTCAGGGCATATCATCAGACCTGAGAAGAGGTATGTGTATTTGGTTGAACTCTTCACGTTCATTGAAATGAGTCTCTGCACGTCCTCAAACAGGTCCCTGTCCACTATCGGCTCAAGGAAGTCCTTTATCCCATGTGCCTCTCCAATGTAGGCTTTATCCGTCAGTATCCGCTTTATGCTCTTGGTAGAACGTGGAATATCAGTGTGTTCCCTTGCCAGTCGGTAGATACTGTTGTGCGCTTTGTACTCCTTGAACAGGGAGACAACGATGTCCTTCTTCTGCGGATCGGGGACGGCTTTCTTGTCCTTAATCATGTATCCAAACGGAGGATGGGAGTTAAGCCATTCTCCCTTTGAGAGTTTGTTGGCATAAGCATCCTTCACTCTGACACTTGCCATATTCGCCTCCATCTCAGCAAACGCGCCCATGATGGTCAGAGAGAGTTTTCCTGTCGGATTGGTGTTGTCGTGCGATTCTTGGATTGCCTTCCACTCAACTCCGTACTGATCGAGGATGTCGAGCGTGTTCATCAGGTGACGCACGGAGCGGAAGAAGCGGTCTAACTTGGTGAAGATAATCATGTCTATCTTCCCGTCCTTCACATCGTTGAGCATCCTCTGCAACTCATCTCTCTGGTCGAACTTCGTACCGCTGACACCGTCATCAACGTATGTGTCAACAAGGATCATGTCACTGTGGTTCTCGATATAACTCATACAGAGATTCTGTTGGAACTCCAGTGACTCCCCGTCCTTGACTTGCGCCTGTGATGATACTCTCATGTAGATTGCGGTGCGCTTCATGCTCTATTCTCCAGTCTCTTAATTAGGTCGATTGCGATTCTCAAATTCTCCAATTCTGCCACGTTCGCCAAATCTTGAAGTTCTTTCGAGAGTTTTCGCCTTTCCATCAATTCAGCATCGTATTCTTCCCAATCCATCAACACCGCAGGAGGCACATTGAGGACTCTCGCAAGGATTGCGATTTTGTCCCTTCTCATGTTGCGAATATCTCCGCTCTCCCACCTCGATACAGTACCCTCACTGACTCCTACCGCATTCGCTACTTCTTTCATGGTCATACCAAGTTCTTTTCTACGCATCTTGATAACCTCATTCGCTTTCATGATGTCACCTCCTTTCACCTATATTATACTTCAATCCTTGCAAAAAAATGTATATTTTTTGCGTCTTGCGTATTGAACGTTACTTGCGCAAGTGGTAAGATATACTTGTGTTCGAGGAAAGAAAGGAGGTGAAAGGATGTTCAACGAACGTGAATTTGAGGCACAGTTAGTTCGCAAGGGATTGAAGAAATATGAACTTGCAGAGAAACTTGGAATGACTTACACAAGTCTTTACCGCAAAATCAAGACGGGACACTTCACAAGGGAAGAAATCAGCAAGATTATCAAACTTCTCGAAATCAATGATCCTGTTCCTATTTTTTTTGCCGAAGAACTTGCGCAAGACGAAAGAGGTAACGCATGAGCATAACAATTGATAAAGAATTCGAAAGTCTCATTCCACCTCTTTCATCAGAAGAGTTCGCACAACTCGAAGAGAACTGCGTTAAGGAGGGAATACGGGACGCACTCATCACATGGAACGGAATCCTTGTTGATGGTCACAACCGTTTCAAGATTGCCGCAAAGCACAGTCTTCACTGGACAGAAAAGAAAATGGATTTTGCGGACAGAGACGAGGCAATGTTGTGGATTATCGACAACCAATTTGGAAAAAGAAATCTTCAACTGTATGACAGGGGAGTCTTGGAGTTAAGGAAGAAGGAATTACTCAGCAGAAGGGCGAACGACATTTCGAAAAGAAATCTAAAACAGTTTTCTGCCGATGGTCAGAAATCTGACGCTCGAGGAAGAGTAGACGAGCAAATCGGGAAACGCATTGGTGCTTCAAGGGATACGGTGCGAAAAATCGAGGTGATAGAAAAGAACGCTTCACCGGAGACTAAGCAACAGATCAGAGATGGCAAGAAGTCAATCAACGGTGCTTTCAATGAAATCAAAGAGAAGGAACGAAAGCAGATTGATATAAGTGCAAAGGCACATCTTGAAAAGGCAGAGGAAAGGAACAGGGAATTCCAAGAATCCAAAACAGTAAGCATTGATGATGTGGCACAGAACAGAAAGGACACTGTGGAGATAGCAAGAGGAAAGAGTAATGAACTTTTCAATGCTATCAAAAAAATACTATTCATCGGTGCTACTCCGTTCGATTACTCCATCATCAACACAAAGACGATGGACTATGACGAACTCCGAAGACTTCAAGGCGAAATCAATATTGCAATCGGAGTTCTGACAAGAATCAAAAAAGACATAGGAGGCTAACTATTGGCAAAAACATTTAAGAGCGAAATAGTCGATACTGCCATCCTCACACTGGAAGGCAGAATGAAAGAAACAGGGAGACATCTTCTGAAAACTGACACGATTTTCAGAATGTGCGCTGATGACATCGACCTTTCCGATGACATGACTGAGCGAGAGGAACTGCTTGAGATCGGCATGAGGCAGGTCATACAGAGCAGGCTTTATAACCACAAATATTTCTCTGTTGAAACTGGTTACTTCGTGAACATTGCGGAATGTGAGAATCTTGGTTATTTGAACCTCATCCTCAAGAGCAAAGACAACACGATTGAGAAAAAGATCATGGTAAGGAACAGAATTAAGGAACTGAAAAACCTCGATGGTCAGATGCAGTTCATTCCTGATGCAAACAGTTCTCTTACCGTCATCGAGACGAAGACCAAAGAGGAATTGATTGAAGACCTTGAAGCGGATGCGGTATGACGGAGGACGTTATGGAGGGAATCAAAATCATTGATGACTGGTACATCACGGTTGAACCTTATCCCGTCAACTACGTAGTAAGACGAGGGAAGGGAGAAAAGGGCAAAAACGGAAAGTGGCTCGACAGGTCTCGTGGGTACTTCAACACGCTGAGAAACGCAGTTAAAGAGGTTCGTCGACAGTATGTAGCAGAACAACTTTCAAATGGCGAGAGAACGCTTGGGGAGGCATTGAGCGCAGTCTCTGAGATCGATGCACACTTTGAAAAAATCATGGAGAGGATTGAAGCATGAACATCGAGAAATTCATCCAAGAGTTGGCATCCATCCTCAGTGAAGGAGGTGCGAAAGTTGGTAGCAAAGATTAAGCAGAGAGTTCTTCCTGATCGTGGCACTCCTACTCTTCCACAGAGGGTTTTCGATCCGTGGGAGGTGAAACTCCTCTCAGGTCTTGAGAAAGCACCGGACATGGGGGAGTTCAAAACGAAAGCACCATACACCAAGTGGACGGACGAACAGGTCGAGACCATGAAAACAATGTGGCTTGACGGATACAGTCCGAACGAATGTGCAAAGGTCTTGCACAAAGGCGCGACAAGCGTACAGAACAAAATCCACTACATGGTTGACAAAGAAATCATTCCGAAGAGGAAGTCGAACATCACTGACGAGGAAAAGGAAGTGATCCTGTTGGAGTTCAAGGAAGGAATGGAGACCTCAGACATCTGCCGAAGGCACATGATTTCACAGAAGTTTCTGAGGAAAATCGTGAAATAAAAATATGCCTCTCTGATAGACGGATTCAGAAGAGGCACAAAGGAAATTATAACAAGGAGATTATACCACAATGAGAAAGATTTTGGAAATCGCATTTTTACTCCTCTTTGTCCTCACTGGTTGTTCAGTGGACTCATTCTTTGAGGGCGGAGCATTGGAGTGGAGCATTGCCTTCTTCGTGCTCCTCGCGGTTGCGATGGTGATCGGAGGCAACGATGAATGACAGAGAAAAGAATTATTTGAAGTTATTGGTCAACATGGGAGTAGCGCTCATGCAAGAGGCAAGGAAGACCAACCTTGACCAAGATGGAGACCACTCGATTGTGTTCAGTCCTGAGACTGGTTACGTTGACGCTTACATCGTTATCAATGGCAAGCACATCCACGCAAGACGGTTCGACCAGTTTCCGGAGATCAAATACGAGGAGATGAATGTATGAAAATGAGACCGCTGAGTGATTACTTCCCTTATTGCGACATCTGCGGGGAAAAGATCACAGACGAAGAATTTCTCGTAACTGGGAAACTGAAATTTCACCATCCGAGATACAGAGATTGCCTCGAAACGGTGGACACAGACACATATGCAGAGAACGAAAGGATGGTGGACGATGTTCACACTGGAGAATATTGAGAGCGCAAACAAGGAATTGGGGACAGTAGACATCTCCAAAGGTAAAGGCAAGACCGCTTACGTCATGGTCAACGAGAGAGTGAAGGCATTCAGAAAGATATGCCCTTCCGGTTCTATCACAACAGAAATCATCTCCCTTGAGGACGGAGTGGTGACCATGAGGGCAATTGTCTCAGACGAGGGCGGCAATGTGATCGCCACAGGGATGGCACAGGAAAAGGAGTCTTCCACATTCATCAACAAGACCTCATTCATTGAGAACTGTGAGACCTCTGCGGTCGGCAGAGCGTTGGGATTCGCGGGAATCGGTATTGACGGCTCGATGGCATCAGCGGAAGAAGTGGCAAACGCAATCATTCAGCAAGACCAGGCTAAGACCGAGAAGGTCAAGAAACAGTACATCGACAGTACCAAGATCAAAGCACTCACGTACAGATGCAAGGAGAGGAAGGTCAAAATGGACATCCTCTGCAAGAGGTACGGAGTTGAGAGTTTCAACAAGATCACAGAGGAGATGTTCCTCAACATCTTTGAGAATTGGGAGGTGATTGTTAAGGAATGCGGTTCAGAGGAAAACTCAAAGGATTCATCTGCTACCCGAACGGAGTAATGGATGTCTCTTTTACGGTCGGACAGACAGAGTTGTCCGATTTGGAGGGCAAAGACCTTGACATTAATGTGACTCCTCACAGGGAGAAAAGAAGCCTCGATGCAAACGCGCTCATGTGGCACTGCATTGGAGAGATTGCAAAATCTCTTAATCCTCCGAGAGACAAGTGGGAGATATACCTTGAGTCCCTCAGAAAGTACGGCAAGTACACATACATCCTTCTGGACGAGAAAGCAGTGGAAACGTTCAAGAGGTTGTGGAGGGAGACAGAAGTGGTCGGAGAGGTGGATGTAAACGGTCGGAAAGCGGTTCAACTGCTCTGTTACTACGGATCATCCACCTACGACACAAAAGAGTTCTCCGTGCTTTTGGACGGCATTATCGAGGACATGAAAGATTTAGGACTCAATCCTCCACTGCCTTCTGACATCAAGAGGTCACTGGAGATATGGGAGAAAATGCATGAACGAAGCAAGTAAAAGAGGAAAGGCATCAAAGGACAAAGGACGGAGGGGTGAATCACTCCTCGTCCATTTCCTCCGAGAGCATGGTTTTGACACCAAACGAGGGATGGTGTGGCTCAACCAGTCCGATGTGATCGGGATGGAAGGCATCCACATAGAAGTGAAATTTTGTGAGGCTTTAAATGTTCGCAAGGCACTCGATCAGGCGATTGAAGAAGCCAAAAAGAAGAAGGACGGTCTCCCAACAGTGTTTTGGAAGAAATCCCGCAAGGAGTGGGTGACAGTGATGAGAACAGAGGATTGGATAACACTGTATAAACTGGCAAGGGGGAATTATGACACAAGTACAGAGAATCATGGAATACATGAGAGCGAATGACGGGATCACGAGCATGGACGCATTCCGGTTGGGATGCACAAGGTTGTCGGCAAGGATCGCAGACATCGAGAAGAGCGGTCACAAGATTCGGAGAGAACGGGTGACCAAAGACAAGACCACATTCACACGGTATCACTTGGAGGAGGTGAGGAAAGACGGCTGAGAGAAGAATGTTCACCAAGAAGGTGACAGATGACGATAATTTCATGTCACTCAGTGCATCGGCACAGGCATTGTATCTACATCTCTCCATGTCAGCGGATGACGATGGCTTTTCGAATCAGGTAGCAATCTCCATGTTCAAGGCACACGCAAGTGTTCAAGACTTGGAGGCACTCCTAAACAAGAGGTACATATACCAGTTTGAGAACGGAGTCATTGTTATCAAGCACTGGAGGATGGCAAACGCACTCAGGAAAGACAGATATACACCGACCGTTTTCAAGGAAGAACTGGCACAGTTACAGATCAAAGAGAACGGTTCATATACTCGGTTGCCAAATGGTTGCCAAGTGGTTGCCGAACGGTTGCCACAGGATAGGTTAGATAAGGTTAGTTTAGATAAGGATAGTAAAGGAGAGGTTAGTTTAGTAGAGGATAGTTTAGGTAATACTCTTGAGCAACCTACGGTTGACTCGACTAAGGAACGATTTGAATACCTCTGGGATTTGTATCCCAACAAGAAGGGAAAGAAACAAGCCTTTGCGGCATTTCAGAGGGCAGTGAAAAAGGGGACTTCCATTGACACAATCCGTGAAGGTATCAAGGCATACAACCGATACATCAAGGAGTCCAACATTGAATCCAAATACATCAAACAGGGATCAACCTTCTTTCAGCAAGAGGCATGGAATGATGACTGGACTCCTCAGAGACCTAAAGGGTCTGTAGGGGGATTCTTGGAGGATTTGAAGGCATGGTGAACAGATTATCAAGGGATGACTTCAAGGTCATCATGGCATCGCTCAAGAGTGCGTATCCTAGTTGGAACATTGACCAACACGGATTGAATCTTTGGTATTCAACACTCCAAGACATCCCGTATCCAACACTCAACAAAGCGGCTCTGAACTATGTGATGACGCATAAGTTCGCGCCTACAATCGCGGATTTGAGGGAACTGTCCTATCGGTTGTCAACAGATGCGCCAATGCTCGCTCCCGCGGCATGGAATCAACTCATAAGGGCATTGAGACAGGCATATTCTCCCGATTCAGAGATGTATTGGGATCAGTTGCCCGACCTCACCAAGAAAATAGTGGGAGGGTACTCCACATTCAGACAGTGGGGGAACACTTCGCTTGAGACGTTGGAGAGTGTGCAGAGACCGATGTTCATCAAACGTTTTGATGAGTACCAGAGGAGGGAAATGGTTGACAAGATCACACCTGTTTCCGTAAGACCTCCACAGACGGCAATCCCTGAGACACCTCAGAGGAATCTGATTGAGGAGAGAAAGAGCGAAGGTGTCGAAGCACCGGAGGACTTGATGAAGAAACTGAGAGAGAGGTTAAAAGGATGAAAGAGTGTTGTGGAAACTGCAAATACAACTCAGCGGACAGGGACAGAACAGGGATGAACAAATTGGTGTTCTTCTGTGGCAACGAAGATTCCACAGAGTACGGATCACCGACATTCTACGATGATTCCTGCGAGGACTTCGAGGAGAAGGAATGAGCAAATCAATATTAAATACACAGAAGTATGTGTGCTACAGATGCGGAAGATACGGCAACACGGAACGGCATCATTTATTGGGAGGAACCGCCAACAGGAAACTCTCAGAAGAGGATGGTCTGTGGGTGTACCTGTGCAGAGAATGCCACAACCTACCACCTGACGGAGCGCACTACAACCGCAACACAATGGACTGGTTGCACAAGGTAGGTCAAGAAGCCTACGAAGGCAAGATGATACAAGAAGGATTATCTCCCAGTGAAGCACGGGAGAGGTTTATGAAGAGATACGGGAGGAACTATCTATGAACCACACATACTACATCGGCAGATTAACCGCTGATCCTGACGTAAGGTACACACAGGGACAGAATCCCATGTGCATAGCCAGATACACGCTGGCAGTAGACAGAAAGTACAAAAAAGAGGGCGAACAGACCACTGACTTCATCAGATGCGTGGCATTCGGCAAGAACGGAGAGTTCGCTGAGAAGTATCTGAAAAAGGGAATGAAGATTGCGGTCTCCGGTCGGACTCAGACAGGATCATACAAGGACAATGACGGAAAGACCGTCTACACCAATGACAACGTGGTCGAAGAGCATGAGTTCTGCGAAAGCAAGCAGAGCAACGGACAGAGCAAGCCGAAGAAAGAAGAGTCGAGCATGGACGGTTTCATGGATATTCCCAAAGGGATCGATGACGCAGAACTTCCATTCAACTGATATCTGCCCGCAAGGGTGAATATATAACAAGCATCGGCAAAATCAATCAAACACAATCTCCCTAAAATGTGGAGAGGCTAAAGGAAAGGAGAGAAACTCCTCTGCATTTGGTACGTTTCTTTGAAAAACAATGGAGAGCGGGTTTGGTGCTTGTCCCGCTCATTGAGGATAACGATGTACAAAGTCGATTGTATACAGACGAGAGACGGTCTCGACTATGTGGTCAGAGACCATGACGGCAAAATCATAGGCAGATTTGAATGCGAGCAGTTTGCAAGAGCATTCAAGGAATACAAGGAGAAAAATGAAATTCAAAGTGGAAGAAGGGGGTTATCCTCCGGTAAGGGAACACGCAAGAGACGCAGGAATCGATTTACGGACTCCTCAGAGGGTTCTGATCAGACCTCACTCCTTTGAGCATATTGACCTCAAGGTGAGAGTGGAAATCCCAGAGGGATATGTTGGACTTCTCACATCAAAATCGGGTCTGATGAAGAACAGAGGGTTAAAGACAACAGGAACTATCGACAGTGGTTACAGTGGGACGATTGGATGCACGGTCTTCAACCACTCGGCAATGATCTCGATTTTGGAGAAAGGTGACAAGGTCACTCAGTTGGTGGTGATGCCTTGCCTCACTGATCAGGTGGAAATCGTAAATGAAATCCATGAAGGAGAAAGAGGAGAGAACGGATACGGGAGTACGGGAAAATGAAACGAATCAAAATGGATTTGGACACCGCAAGGTGGATAGCAGACAAGGCGCAGAATGATAGGTCGGTGTTTCCTGTTGCATTTAACGCCTGCGAGAAATGCGGTGCTGCATTCCTTCCGAGACTCAGGCACAACTGCATGAACACTGTAGAGATTGAATTCAATGACGAGGTGGATGTGGATGAGTGACCACTACGACAGATACAACGGTATGGAAGAGTTACTTAGCACGAACTTGGCAGAGGTTGGCACGGACTTAATCAGCAGACAGGCGGCGATTGATGCGCTCCGCAATTATCTTGTCGGAAAGAATGTCCCATGTGATGGAACGCTGACCTGCCGACTGATTGAAAACGAGGTGATTAACAAGTTGCCGACCATTCAGCCCGAACCGCACGAAATCGGATATGATGACTGCGCCAATGCCTTGCTCAAGATGTGGATGGATAACGTACTGACTGACGGAGATTATTACAGGATTGCCGATAAACTCAATAAGAAGTGGGGTAAGACAGAACTGCCAGAACCTTACACCGAACTTTACAAGGGGGTGACGGAATGAGCAAAGAGCAGTTAAGCGTAGGAAATAGCATAAAGGCACTGGCACTTATCAACATCGAAGATATATTCCGATTCACGATTACTGCAAAGGATGAAGAAATCAGAGAGCGGTATGGTTCGGAAGAATCAGCGGTATGTGTTGCGGAAAAGTATCTCGACATTGCGCTCAAGGCGGGAATGTTGGAACACGCTATTGCGGGTTGGAACATGAACTACACAATGCCGATTAAGGACAGTGATGAGCGAGCGGACTACACGGCATACTTTTACAACAAGTACAAGGAAGCAGAGGAAGCCCCTGCAGAACCCACGGAGGGGAACTGATATGGCAGGCTTACGGAACAAACACGCTGACATGGAAATCGGCTATGTCCAAATAGGCACTAAGACCCAGTTGTACATCCAAGTCGGCAAGGAACGACAGTATTACGGAACGCTTCTTTTCGGTAAGGGCGACAAGTTCCTCAAGATGTTACGGAAATGGGATGAAGCAGGAGGGAATGACCAATGATAGCAATCTACACGCAAAACAGGCAAGCGGTCTGGAACTTCGCAGACATATCGAGGTTTCACGTAACTGGCAACGGGACAGGTATTCAGGCGGTGGCGAAAAACGGAGCCGGTGGCGAAATAGCAAGGTATAAAAGCCGCGAACAATGCACATATGTTTTAGAGATGCTTATGTCTGCGCTTGATGCGGATGAGCGAACATTTATATTTCCGGCAGAAAAGGAGCTTGAACATGCGAAACAACACGGAGCAACAGGAGGAGGGAAGAGGCATGGCAGTTCTTGACCATGTTCCGGAAGGTTGGAAAGTTATTGATGGATGCACAAATGCGCCAGCGGGATATCGCTTTATCAGCAACAATAAATCACGCTTTGGCGGCGAGTATCAACACGCACTTGTCAAGGAGGATGTAGCGATTGAATGGTGGTTTAATAATACCTGACAAAAAGACAGTGAAAGCACTAAATGATTTAGCGAGACACACGGCTATCCTTCGGATTCTCAAAGATATTCGGATTGATTTGGAAATCTGCGAAATCGAGGGATGGGACAAGACGGAATACATAAAACAGTTGAAAAAGCTACTTGATTCGATAGGGCGGTGAAAGGATGGATGACTTAATCAGCAGACAGTGGCTCATGGAGCTACTGAAAAGATGGGACGAAGCAGGAGGGAATGACAATGAAGAATGATTTAACCATTTTCCGCTACAGCACCATGCTCACTCTCACCCGCAACGGCATATCGACCATAGCGGAACTGGAAGCGATGACGAACGAGGAAATCGGACGGCTCAGAGGACTCGGCAAACGGGGATACGATGAGATACTGACAGTATTGGGGAGGGATGATGCGGTACGGACTACCATACAAAGGCAGTAAGAACTCAATAGCAAAGTGGATAATAAGCCAACTGCCGCCAGCGGAAACATTCGTTGATTTGTTCTTTGGTGGCGGGGCGGTAACACATGCGGCGCTGTTATCGGGGAAATACAAGCGGTTTATCGTGAACGACATTGACGCAAGACTGCCGAAGTTGTTTCTGGAATGTGCTTACGGAAAGCATACAACGGAAACACATCCTGAATGGATAAGTCGTG